TCTGCCAGAGGACGTTGAAGTGCACTCCGACGTACGTCATGCTCTCCAACAATCCCAAGACGGGCGAGATTCGGGTTGCCGTGTGCGACGATTCGGGCAAGAACATTGGATTTGGAACCGCTACCACTCGGAAGAAGGCAGAACAGATTGCCTGTCAGGAAGCCCTGATTAAACTCGGAGTTTCGATTTCTGAGTAATCACCCTCGCCTTTCTTCCACACTTGAACTTCTTCAGCGTCCTGCCCTTCTTCTGCAAGACAGAATGAACGCAGATTGCGATAGACCCCTTCTCCGTCTTCCCGGCCTTTTTGACTGCTTTGATACATCGGCAAAAACGACGGGTCTTGTTACCGCGTCCACCACCCTGCCCTGGGCTTAGATTGTAGGACATCGATCCATTCACACGAGGTCGGCGATTTGCTATCGGCGGAGTGGGCGTCCGCTCAGGCCAAAGAAGTGGGCGTGGAGGTGGGTGAGTTGCTGTTGTTACCGGCATGAAGACCATGTTGACCATCGCCAAGACGTGGGGAAGACTCTCCTCCGGATCCGGTTTGACGACATTCAAGATTCGCTTTGCTTCTTGAACGATTTCATCCAACCGTGCTCGGGGTATAAGACCTTGCTGTGCAAGAGATCCAACGATAGAAATCACATCATACATCTTCATGAAGACGAGAAGAGCATTTGCGTTTAGGTATGGACATTGGTCGAGCAATTCACAGGGAGCCGTGAATTGACCGAACGAATGCATAAGTTCCCGGTCGTGCGAATCTTTCATGTTTTTATCAAGAAATGACCTGAACGGCAACAACCCGATACGTGTCCGACCCCAGTCATGCAAAACCAACCAACCACCCTTCCCTCCTGCATCCACGCCCATCCATGCGATGTTGTTAAAATGAGCATCGGAGTGAACAACATTCTCCGAGTTCAGATAGGCAACTGCAACCAAAAGCGGTTTCATTTCGGACATAATGTCTTTGTTGCTCTTCCCAATTCGAATACTTTGCGAGACATCGACGCTCTGTTTTGGAGTGATTAGATTGACTTCGGCGGGATTAATTCCAACTCGATTGTGTGTGTAGCTATTTGCTTCACACATTCGCCCCCGGGGATCCGACAAGTCCGAGACTGCGAGGTTTGGGGTACATTGTGCCACCGCAAAGTTGAAATGGCGAGCGATGTTCAATGTCGGATTCTGTTGCTGAATCCAATTGACCGTCGCCCTCGCGTCTACCTGTAGACCCACCTCGTTGTCCTTGACTGAAACGATGCGAGATACGTAGTTGGTTGGGTCACTTGGTATCTTCCCTTTTAGTGTTCCAGGTGCGCAGGCCACGATTGGATCGTGAACACATGTGTCAGCCCCTTCGGCAAGAAAAGCTCCAGCAGACTGCTCGTCCATTGTTCATTACCGGGAAGAATATATCTGGTCAAGTATAAATAAAATGGGAGGTGGTCTTCTTCAGCTTGTCGCATACGGTGCGCAGGATGCGTACCTCAGTGGAAACCCTCATATTACCTTCTGGAAGGTTCTGTTCAAGCGCCACACCAATTTCGCGATGGAGGCCTTCCGTGTCAACTTTACGGGTTCGCCTCAGTATGGCCAGCGCGTCGTCGCAGTGGTCAACCGCAACGCCGACCTGATGTACAAGACCTACCTCGAGGTCGTCCTCCCCGACACGGTGACTGCGGGCGTCACATGGACGGCGGATGGGAATCGCCGCCTTGGCTACACCCTCCTCAAGAAGATTGAGATTGAGATTGGCGGACAGGTCATCGATACCCACTACGGTGAGTGGCTCTACCTGTGGGAGAACCTGAGCGCAAGCTTTGACACCTCCTCCAAGCTGGATGGCATGCTAGGTGGCAACATTGGCGGCTCCCAGACCAGCGCGACCTCCTGTGGCGGTCGCCCGGGTGTCCTCTACATCCCCCTCCAGTTCTGGTTCTGCCGCAACCCTGGCCTCGCACTGCCGCTCATCGCCCTCCAGTACCACGAGGTGCGCGTCAATGTGACACTCGGTGCGGCCACCGACCTCGTCACCAAGGGCAACTTTGCGAACGTCTCACGGGCTGCGGCCGCCCTGCCCCAGCTGAAGGACATGGCACTCTACATTGACTATGTCTACCTCGACACGGACGAGCGTCGCCGGTTCGCCCAGCAGTCGCACGAGTACCTGATTGACCAGCTCCAGTTCGGTCTCCAGCAGACGCTCACCAGCTCCACAGCTCGCATTGACCTTACCCTCAACCACCCCGTCAAGGAGCTCGTGTGGGTGTTCCAGGATGCCCGCAAGACGGATTGCGGTTCCGCACTCACGGCGGCCACTGGCTACACCCAGCCCTTTGCGTACGACGACATTGTTGGTCGTTGCCGCCTCCAGATCAACGGCCAGGATCGGTTCGATGAGCGCTTTGGTGACTACTTCTGGAAGGTACAGCCCTACCAGCACCACACCGGTGGCGCCTTCTGGCCGACTCGCAGTGCCGTCTCGACGGGCATGGTTGCGGTCGCACTGGCCGGCTCTCCTACCACGGCGTCCTTTAGCGGGTCAATGTTGGATGGAGTTCTCACCGTGACGTCTATCTCGGGCACCCTGCTGGATGGCATGCTCATCGCCGCCGCCGGCATCCCTTTTGGCACCACAATCACGAGCGTCATTACCGGGACGGGGGCTCCGGGAACAACTGGCAGGTTCGCGGTTAGTTCGACCGCAACGGTTGCGAGCATCGTCGGCGGTCTTGCCTCTCTGCCCAACGTCGCAGTTTCCAGTGCCGTCAACCCTATCAACGTCTACTCCTTCGCCATCCAGCCCGAGGAGCACCAGCCGTCCGGCACTTGTAACTTTTCCCGAATTGATACGTCCACGTTGGTGTTTGACAGTATCAAGACGGGTGCTTACCCCACGAAGGACACGCCCTTCAACTTCCGCATCTATGCGGTGAACTACAACATCTTCCGCGTCATGTCTGGCATGGGCGGTCTGGCGTACTCCAACTAAACCCGAGTGTTTGGCTTACATTCCCCAATTCCAAGAGTTTGCTGCATCATGATGGGTGCGGGCTGTCCTGCTCCTCCACACTTTGCGTGGTCATGGCCTAGAATATGACCCATTTCATGGCTGATGACGTACTGCCGATATCCGCCGAGATCCTGCTTGCTAGCAGCTGCGCCCGCTGTCCACCGAACCGCGTTGATTCGCATATGAACCCCTCCGAGTTCCGCACAGGATAGGTTGCTGTCACACCCCACACGCGCCAACCCCGCCGGTGAACTCAAATGAATCATTACATTGAAACTCTTCGCAACCTCTTCAAACTGATACCCTTTCGATTCCCACCCATTGGGATCCGCAAGGTAAATCGCAACCTCCTTCGCAAACTGTTTCGGTGAGTAGTTGACGTCGGGATCCACCACCACCTTGTATCGGATGACCTTCATTACTCCTAAAAACGGAAAAGGATTTGATAGAACAGAGAACACCAACTCAAAATGATTCGAACAACCACTATAATTGTCAAGCTTTCAAAGGCCTCCGCACTCTGCCGACTTGTTCCGTCGGGTGCCGTTGTTCTTCGCTGTACTGTGCCCTGCCTTTGCTATCCCTCCGTCAAGTCTGAGAGCGGGTGGTCGTACGAGCTGAAAAACGAAATCGTTCCGCCAAACAAGACCGAGACCCAACCTAAAAATGAAGTGTACCAACTGTAAGAAGAAGACTCACTTGGAGTTCAAGTGCTTATGCGGCCAGGTCTGTTGCGTGGTCTGTCGCACACCCGAAGTTCATGGATGTACTGTCAAGGAAGGAATCAAGATTGTGCTAGAGAAGGTAGTTGCTGAGAAGGTGTCGAAAATCTAACCGCTGAGCATGGGAATTGATGTAACGTGTGTCAAATCAGGAATCGCTTGCCAGTCGACATCCATCTGTTCAATGTCGCACTCCAATTTTTCCAGGAAGGTATCCATCAACTCCTTTACGTCCCCGTCACTTGCTTCCTCTTGCGTGAGAACCGACGCAACAATGCCGCCGTTCTCGTAGAGAACCTCCACCGTCACCTTCTTCTCGGGGTGTTCGAGAGTCGCTTCGTCGTGCCACTCAACAACGAACTGATTCGCGGTGTCGTCCTTCACGACATTGCCACGAAAGGTCAGGAGCTCCAGCTCCGTCTTTGAGATTGCGTTGTAGATTTGGTGCGTCATCCTGTGTTGCTGTACACGAGTCTCGCAGAAAGAAATCCGTTTTTAGAGTAAATGAACGTCTTGTTAGAAGCACTCCTCGTCGGTCTTGCCCTGGTTCCTATCTTCTGGGCTGCTGAGAAGCTCGGCCAGCCGAAGTGGGTTACCGTTTTCCTTGCTGGCGCACTGTTCCACCTTGCTGCTGAGTTCTCCGGAATCAACAAGGCCTACGTTGCTATGAAGTAGACCCGTCAAAAATGGATTCGTTCGCGTCAGCACAAGCCAACAGCACTGAAGAAATCGATCCGTGGTAGCACATGATCATCACACTTTTCGCAACACACACTTCTACAATGGCAAACACCATTCATCTCGACATCGGCGACTTCTCGGCACCAGGCTCCTGGTTCCGAGAAAGCGAGTCCATGTCCAAGGAGCTCTCGCAGGACGAGTTCTACATCAATCTGTCGCCCATGGACTGGCGCACCCTCTCCAACCGCCGCCGCAACGACTTCAACGACGCGCGCTCTTGGTGCCAGTGGTGCGACCACATCGAGGAGATGCGTTCCCGACCAGTGACCCCGCCCACCAAGCGCTCCACCGCCCGCACGGTCGTCAGCACGCCCCGGCTCATCGCGCTGCGACGCGACTACCTAAGCGACCCCGCAAAGTACTTCGCGACCACTCGCGGCCAGCGCCACGCGATCGCCAAGCTGGAGTCCGAGATCCTCCACTCCGCAATGCAGCGACAACTGGCAGCTGAGCTCATGATTGAGCGCCAGGAGGCACGACCCAACGTCGCCGCCGAACTCATCCAGCGCGCCTGGGCTCAGATGAAGGCCGTGCGCGAAGCCCAGGACGATCTCGAGAAGGCCTGGTCTCTCTTCGACCGCATGTGCGACGAGATGGATTGATCTCCGGCGCCCCACACACTCAAAAAAACAACGACAAGAGAAGAAGCGCGGCTTTTTCATCGTTCATCGTTTTCCGAAAACTGTTTCAGATTGAACTCGATCCACTTTGAATTTTAAATACTTTCCTTTTTCGGATGAACTTCGAAAACCGGATTCGTGAGTCGCGAGCTCTTGCTGGTTGGCTGTGGCTTCTTGCTGGTTGGTCTGGGTTTGGTCTTGCGGCGGTCTTGCCACACACTCGCCTGCGGCTCGGGGCTTCGCCCTTGCGACCTTGATTGATGAATCGACCTTTCATCGTTTTCCGAAAACTGTTTCAGATTGAACTCGATCCACTTTGAATTTTAAATACTTTCCTTTTTCGGATGAACTTCGAAAACCGGATTCGTGAGTCGCGAGCTCTTGCTGGTTGGCTGTGGC